GCTGTGGTTTTGGTGATTGCTGCCGGCATCTGGGGGTTCTGGCGCGGCATTACTGGTCAGCCGCTATCACCGGGGCAGAACGGGCAAGAATCGCCTGAATCTCTGGACTAGCCAATAGCCCAGGATTCTGCTGGATCATTCGCTTGGCAATAGCTGGCGAGCTTAGAAACGCTTCCAGCCCGAAAGCCCCGCCCAGCCCAGCAGTAGTAAGCAGCGGGTTAGCCATCAATCCGCCACCGATGGCAAGATTCTGGACCGCAGCCCTGGCACTGCCACCAGTTCGCGGAACCCTATCGGCCACGAATTGGGAACCGATCTGCGTCAAGTCTGCGAATGGTGAATTGGCAATCCCGCCTTTGTAACTTTGCCGCACAGACTCCGGCAACAGCGCAGCAGGCACGTTGCCGACTTCCCTTCCCGCAACGCCGGCTTCTGACTTTTGCAGCAGTGGTTCTACCGTCTTGAAGGCTTTATATTGGCTGCGGTTCAAAGTCAACGCAGCGGCGTCTGCGGCAGGAATTGATCGGTTGAATGACGAGATAACGGCTTGACGAAGATCGTTCATCAACTTCTTGTGAAGCCCTTTCTCTCCGTCAATCACCATGCGAAGTTCTGACTGCCAGTTGTTGGCAAACGCGCCATCAATGTCGAGCCCTTGCGCTTTTTGCAGAAGGTTCTGCACTTGTCGGCTGATCTGCCCAGCTTGTTCAGGGTTCAGCTTTGAAGCAGCATCTGCTTCGATGCGCTGTAGGTCGGTGACTAGCTGCCCGTCAATCTTCAAAGTGTTATTCGACCAGATGCGGTCAAACTCTGCGCCCATCCGTTTCTTTGCAGAGTCCATTACTGCCGGCGTAAGGCTCCCAGTTTTCTCTCCGAACGTCTCGCCCACCGCGCGATTGAACCCGCTTTGCACTGCGTCTTTTCTTGACCTTCCAAGTCCACCAACGATCCAAGAATCGTCAAGTGCCGAACGGGCGCCCTTCACCATTCCAGATGCGGAAATGTCCGACACGCCCAGCGGGATGCCGTACTTGTTGATGGCTTTGTCGGCGAGTGAAGTGTTAGCCACCGCAGGCCGGAAAGCATTTCCGGCAGCATGGGCAAACTTGCCTGTAAGTTGCAACGCAGGCGGAAGCATGGCACCTACAGCAGCACCAGTCCCAGCATCGCTAGGGTTCACCAGACCCGCCGCAGCGCCACCAGTGATAGCCCCGCCGGCAGACCTAGCCGCAAGCCCCGGCAGACCGCCCACGCCGCCAGTGCTCATGCCCGCAGTGCGAATGGCATTTACCAATGCAGGGCTAGCTTTCAACGCTTGTGCGGCAGGCGCCAGTGCACCGCCGATTCCAGCAGTGCCGGCAATCTCGGTTCCGAGCTTTCCGGTCCCGTAAGTCAACGAGTCAGGATTCGCGCCCAGTTCCCTTGTGCCTGCGGCAATGTCTTCCCTGCGTTGTTCATTGCGTGAAACCGCGCGAGACTTGCCGGTTTTCTGCCGCTCGATCACATCTTGCAAAATGTCTTGCGGCGCCATCAATGTAGAACCGATGGAACCAGCACCGCGAGCCATGCCGCCTAGCAGGTCTTTGGTCTGCTGCCAGAAGGCTTTTGGAATGTCGGACAACCGTGGCTTATCGTCCCACTTCACCAGAGCAGGATCCGGCACATCGTCCCAAACGACCTTGGAGGCATCAATCGGCATATTCGGTACTCCCATCATCGTATTGGACTACCTTGCGCCCGTTGAGTGTTCCGGTGCGAACCGGCTTCTTGCCGAACGATCCATCTGCCCCACCCTGCGCACCGCCTAGCGTTTCCTGCCAGCGCGTGTAATGAAGTCGGATCTTCGCTAGTGCGTCTTTCAATGCTTGCGGCGAACGCAGTTGATCCAGTGACGCAACCGTCGATTGCAATGCGTTCAATTCCTGCACCGCCACTTGACCCAAAGCGCCACCAGTCGGAGAAGATTCGCGCATCTGCTGCAAGCGATCAAAACCTAGATTCGCCTTGATGGTTTCAAGCTCGCCCTTTAAATCCCTAGCCTGCGTCGCGGGAAGTTGAGACAACATGCCGCCTACGCCAGCAGTTGTGTACCCCACAAGTCTTTCTGCGCGACCGATTGCATCCAAAACTGAAGCGGCCTGCTGCTGATTCGCCACCTTTCTTGCTTCGCGCTTTTCGCCTTCAGCTCCGGCTTTCACATCTGCCGGTCCACCCGGAACCGCTTCCATGCTTCCGTCTGCTTTCCAACGGAACCCAGGCGAAGGCTTGCCGAAGCGTTTTACTAGCGCAGCCTGTTCCGGTCCGCCAGCTTCAGCACTTGCCGCGCCGCGATCCATTTCCAGCCGCTGCCTAGAAAGATTCACATTCGCCCACCCGCGCGCCGATGCGTCTTTCTGTTCCGGCGACATGCCAACAGGCAAAGACATGCCGGAAGTTGGAGTCACGAAGTCTATAGACCCGCCGCGATTGACTTGCACCGGGGCTACATAGCGCGGCAGCGCGCCGCCAACAGGCACTCCAAACTTGTCTAGCTGCTGCACGCCTTGCGGCGTTTCGACCGTGCGCGCAACTTCTTGCCGACCCCAGTTCTGCGAGTCAATCACCTTTTGAGCCAGATCCGGTCCAAGCATGCGGATAGCTTCAATCGGGTCAATCTGCGGCTTCTGCCCGACCCTTGATGCGGCTTCCTTTGTCGGTCCAGCGGTTCCCGTAATACCACTCACCGGCTGCAAACCTGCAAGGTAGGCTTCCATCTGCATACGCCTTTGCGCGGCAGATTCACGTTCCTGCTGCTGGCGCCTTGCTTCGTCCAGTTGCATCTGAATCATCTGGTCGTTCAACCCGGCACGCTTGAGAAGCGCTTCCTGCTGCCGGTAGTCCCGTGCTCCCAGTTGGGCCGCCTGCCCCGCGCGACCCACTGCGTTGCCAAAATTTCCCTTCGATTGCAGCAGGGATAGCCCGAAGTTCAGCAGCCCATTCTGGATTGCAGGGTCTTCGGATTGAATCAGTTCAAATAGTCCCGCCATCATTGCCCCCAGACGTAGGGTTTGTATTCAAAGGGTGTGTATGTGCCACCAGAAGCCCCGTAGCGCGCCAATCCGCTGTTTTGCATAGCTGCGGTAGTCTGCGGAGTGAACGTGCCTTGCAGGGCTTGCAGCGGGGGTTGTTGGGGGCGCGTGAAACTCATCCCCGGCTGCGGGGCAAATGTCTTCTTGGTCTGCGTGTTCTGCTGTTTACTTGCACCGGCAGCAGCAAGCCCGCCCGCCAACAAGGAAAGCAATCCTTTGTTGTCCGCAGCCCAACTCAACCCGTCTTTTAGAAGCGACGGGGCTTTGTTGACGATGCTGTCAAACAGCGTCCCGCCGCCTGCGTTGGTGAGCGCCGAGTCCCATGCTGGTATGCCAGAAGACACCCCTTCGCCAATGAACCCCGCACCAGCCCCGGCAGCACCGGCAGCGTTCGCCAACGCACCGTCCCATGCAGGGATACCTGACAACGCACCTTCGCCGACAAACCCCGCCCCAGCCGCAGCATCCGCAGCACCAGCAGCACCAGCAGCCCCGCTGAAAATCGACGTACCAGGGAACCCCGCGGACGGACCCAACAGGCCGGCAGCACCGGCAAGTCCGACGGCGCCCACAGCTGCAGGGATGTACTGCATGACGTTGCCGACCTTGGTTTGCCAGCGACCGTCACGTTCCTCCTGCATGTTGCGGTAGAACTCCGCCTGTTGCTCAGGTGACATGGTTGCCATGTACTGAGCCCAGTAGTCGGCAGTGGGGGAAGCTGGAGCGCCACCCATCTCAGGCGTATACATGGAAGCCTCTTGCTGCCATGCCTGCCAAACAGGATCAGCCGCTTGTGCGTTCTGGACGTACTGCTGCCCAGCGGCAAGGAGTTGGTAATATTCGTCTAGGGTCATGTCACACCCCTGCTGTTTGGTTCATCGCCGCTTTGTTTCCTGCAACCAGGCACAGCGGATAGCCGATGGTCATGATGAGCTTGCCAATGGCAGAACCCTTCCCGTTGCCCATCTGGTGCGCCATTTCCTGCGCCCACGGTTTTGCAAGCATCCAGACGATGCCGGCAAAGAGTCGGCTTTGCTGCATCTTCTTGACTACCGGAGTGGCGAGTCGGATGTACCCCGCATAGACTTGGGGGTCGTTCGCCGCCAGCATGGAACCGTAGGCTTGATCGAGTGCGTAGACATCATCCGGCATGAACCCTTGCCGGTGAAGTTCCGTGCAGATCACAGTCGGGGATTTCGTATTCCCCAAGCTGTAGAGACTCGCCGCAGTCCCTAGCCCCGTCGCTGCTGGGGAAGTCCCAGGCGTCTGCTGCGTGGTCGTGGTGCCGGGATTGAACCCTAGCCCGTAGCCCATCGTCTGCAACTGCTTGTAGGGGTACTGTTGGGCTTCCTGCCAGCGCTGGTACTGATCCGTCATCTGCGCTTGTTGGTTCTGTTGGAATCCCTGCCCCGCTTGCTGTAGTGCAGTGGCGTCCACATAGTCCTGGTTCGCAATCCCCGGTGCTTGAGACACACCCGCCATCATCCGATTGCGCTCCTGCGAGTAGTCGTTCGCACGAATATGGAGAGCCGCATCGGCGAAAGCCTTGGAACGGTCATAGTTGACGCCGGAGTTCCCGAAACTTCCAGACCTTGCATCCAATGGGGCATAAGCCCGCGTCACATCCTGGGCGGCAAGATCCACCATCCCCGCGAGATAGGGGTTGTTGTTCAGATACCCCCCGGATAGCGTTTTCTGCAACTCACCCGAAGCCGCATTCATCACCGGGGAACCTTGAACGGCACGTTGGGCCTGAGCATTTAGCCCTTGCACGGTGAACGGGTTCAACCCCGCGACCGTCTGCCCGCCATAGGCTTGATAAGGCATCTGCGCGAGATTCTGCGCAGACTGCATGAAGTTCTGGTAGTACGGAACCGCCCAATCCGGGACCGACGAAGTGGTCGTTGTGGTATCCGTGCCTGCGTTGAATAGATCGCTGATCCAAGTCATTTCATTCCCCTTCATGTCCGTACAACAAACCAAGACCCACGGCAGGGGTCAGAAGCCCAGCAAGAATGTCCGCGCTGTCTTTCTTGAATGCCCACGAAAGAATATCCACCGGACCCGATACGTTGGACGCCGCAGCGTTACTCGCCGCTTGGAGGAAGTCCATCAGTCCCGCCATTTCGACCCCCAAGAGGACAACAGACCCTCACCTATTCCTTGATAAGCCTGCCCCAACTGCCACAAGCTAGGATTCGATCTGCTCTTGCTTCCCGGCAGAAACTTGCTTGCCTGATACAGAGGAGCAGCCAAGCCAATAGGGATCGCCATCAACGGGTTCTCTCCTACAGCCTCACGAGCAAACGCACGATGCTCGTAGCCAGCAATCTGATCCTGTAGCGCTTGGTTCTTGATCCGTTCACGCAACATATACAAAGTCGCGTGGTCCGTCTTGGACGGATCAGGCAAAAGGTCTAGTAGTCCACTCATTGCAATGTAATCACAAACTTGTCAAAAACAGAAGAATTCAAATCTGCGCTAAATCTGACTTTTGTAATTGAGTTTGCAGACAGCGTAGACGAACTAACTGTTTCCTGAGTCCAAGTAGTAAATGCGTCAATATCCTGAGATACAGAAGTTTGAAGATTGATTGTTGATATTAACGAGTTACCAGCATACAAACCATAACTTGCTGCACTGCCAAAAACAGACTTGTACCAGAACGAAAACGAGACTATTTTTGTCGCCGTTGTCATCTCGAAAAACGCCGTCTCAATAGCTCCAACTGCATACCCACCGTCTTTTGCTTCATTGAAGGTGCCAGGACCTCCTACAGCGTCAGATCCAATAACTAGAGCGTTTGAATCAAATGCGATATTCCAAGACTGGTATCCTGATCTAAGATAGCCCGCATCTCCGTTGTAGTAATCCAGAACCAATGGAACACCCAAAACATCATCTTCCGGAGGAATGCTCAACGTATCAAACGACAATACTCTTTCTACAGTAGAAGCTAATAACAGTTGACTTGAAATATATAAGATCACGCCAACTCACCTACAAACGTTACCTTTAGACCCTTAGCCGTCCCGTCTCCGATCTGGTCAACATCAATAGTCACTTCAGTGTCGGCAAGAATCTTCGTTGTCCCGTAGGTCAAAACTGGCTGCGTCGCCGCTGTGGTGCTTGTCTTCTCCGTGTTGTCTATCGTGATCTTTGTTGACAACAAAGAAGTGGAAGTGTTTACATCGACGGTAAAGATATTTCCGGAAGTCTGTGCAGTGCTCAACGAAGCACGAAGCTCTTGAAGGTTGATCGCATAAGGCATCCGAAACGTGACCTTCGCCGTTCCCGTAGTAATAGCCGTAGTCTCATCACCCACCGCAACGATGATGGCAATCTCTTGATGGTTGAGCTTTAACGCCGCGTCCCGCGTCCAATTAGACAAAACGCGCTTCAGCCCTTGATCCGTCTCAAGAGGGAAGTAAACGGCTTCCTGAACCTTCATCGCTCGCCCTGCGGGACAAGTTCAACATCAACGGCTTGAGCCACGAAGGGACCAGTCATGGTGTACGTGACACTGTGGAAACGACCTGACTGGCGATGGTCGAACTTACCCCCGGAGTAGGTAGAGATAGATCCAGGCGATCCATCAACCCCGGCTTCCGTCTTTGACATCGCTTGCGCAGTCGCCGAAGTCGGAGCTAAGTTGAACCTGACCTTGGACTTCCTGAGCATCGAGTACCGAGTGTCATCACCAAAATCGTTTGTGGTGAACGTCCCGCCAGAACTCGTCCCCGTCAGGGCTTTCAACTGGTGCGACGTATTGAACACGCATAAAGATTCAGAACCGGAGTTCCAGTAGGACGAATCCCACGGAACATCGGGCAGCGTGTCATACGTCGCCCCGTAGTCATCCAAGGTGTCGTAAGTAGCCCCAGGCGTAGCGAAGTAGACCGCCGCTTCGATGGTCATGTTGGCTACACCCCATTTCTTCCTCTTGGTTGAGTAGACCAGACAAGCGTTCAAAACAGTAGAACTACCAGACGGATACCAGATCCAGACATTCCCAGACTTCGGTTCATACCGTACCGTGGTGATCTCCCAAGCTGTTTGATTGATCGACCTGAAGAACCACTCACGCACACCTTCTCCAATGGAGACAGGCTGTGTCCCATTGAAGATCCAGATGTCGTATCGACCGACGAAAACATGCGCCCCACCGATGTCGCAGAGAGCGTCAGGTCCGATACACCCCACTTCACCAGGAATCCGTTCCCACTGCCACACCACAGGCGGTCCAACGTAGGAGCCAAGGAAGATCGCATCCGCCTTGTATGCCACTGCATACGGTCCAAGAGCCTGCCCCGCAGTCAGGGGACCACCGTTACCAATCAACCTACCGTTGGTCGCTTGTGTGGTGACGGAAGCCGTCCAGGATGAGTAATCCTGATACGCAGAACACATCCAGCCGTCCGGGTTGTCACCCACTGCCGTATGGTTGCAGTCCAGCCCGAAGACGAAGTTGTCGGTGGCGAAAACAATTCTGGCAATGGGTCCGGCAGTGATGTCTGCAAAAGCGCCCGTGGTAGACCACTGGATCTTCTCGACGTTGTTGCTGGCTAACGCGACGTTGCCGAATTGTTCAAACGCCCACCGGGTTTCACTCGCCCCGGCATAGGAAGAACCACGGGAAACATCGGACCAAGCACCACTGGAAAGCTCATACAGCTTGGTCTGTGTGCCGGCAAAGAACCGCTTCGTCCCCGCAGTGTTCGACAGCACCATCGACCCGCGACACTGAGCAGTGAGAGCCGACAGCCCCGTCACCGCATCGACTTGCGAAGGTGCACCCTGCATCCCGTAGGACGAAGGGATCAGAGAGTCGCAGGCTGGGATAGCCCCCGGCGTGGTCGCTGGAAGGTCTGGGGTGAAGCCGATCAGTTCGATCATCAGCCCACCCGGACAGCCATTGGCCCACCGTACCGGGCTTTATTCTCCAGGGCGTTCAGCCGCGTGACCGCCGACCTGTACAGTTCCCCGTACCCCTGCGCCCCTTCTGGATCACGAAGGAACACGGAACCGTACTTGCACGACCCCCACAGGTAAACGTCCGGGGCGTTGGTGAGAACCCAGTTCTCCGATGAATCCGAAGAAAGGGAAGAAACCGTCCCGAAGTACGTCAGGGAGTAGTCAGTCCCCGTAAGAACAAGGAACGTAGTCCCACGGATCGTGTAGTAAGCGCCCGTGCTTTCGGCATCTTGCAGCGCAGCAAAACGGTCAGGTGAGACGTAATCGAGTACGTTGCCGTCTACGGTAAGAAACCTTACCTGTAGCAGCCCAGACGGAGCGCTGAAGGTGTTGGAAGAAACCGTCCCGGTGGCGACTGCTTCGGAGTCCCGCACCGTCAGGTCGTTGCGGATGTCTGATTCGCAGGCGGTGATGAACAGATCAATCTGTGCATCGGTCAAATCGTTGCGATTCAACCAAGACTCAATCTGCGTGCGAAGATCGGCTTTGTTCATGCGTGAACCCTAGGCTGCGGGTTGCTGGCATGCGCCAATCCTGCGCGGATTATGCCACTTTTTTCCTGCCTTCAAGCCGCATATCCCTAACTGCGATATGCGTCTGGGGCGGCTTCATTTCGGTTTCCAGTCCGCAGGATTCCATCATGTGCTTTAGCTCCCCAATGGAGTAGCACCACCGATGGGACATCGCTTCACTGCGCTGGGACAAATCCCCATACAGACCGCCCATCGTCATGTTTTCTGGTGGCGGGATTCCTTGTTGTACGGCTTTGTTGAAGATGCCGATGATCTTGTCCAAGCAAGGAACTTCCAGAACCAGCAGACCTCCAGGCTTCAGAACGCGAACCCAGTCTGCAAGGATCTCGTCAGCTTCAAACCGATAGAAATGCTCAAACCCGTGGAAGCAGTGAATCTCATCCGCCACTTCATCCCCGTAAGGCAATGGATCCCTAAGATTCCACGACATATCCGGTGGGGATAGGTGCCAGTCATCAGGGAAGTCCACATTAACGAACCCTTCAAGGTGTTTGTTCCCGCAGCACAGATTAAGCTTCACGCATCACCCCCCACCATTGATCTGCAATCTTCTCCGGGTTGAACTTGTCCCGCACCAAATCCTGCAACTGAAGAATCCTCGGTCGCATGTCATTGGTCATCGCTTCGTCCAAAGACTCGAAGAAGTCATCCAACCCCAGCCCCAATTCTTCATGCGCCGGCATCGCCCCACATACCGGGAACTTCCCGTAGCGGATAGACCTTATCGCCCGATTCGCTGACTTTGCTTGTTTGTACCCAGTAGGGATGACGACACACCGGCAAGCCTTCAATGCCGCGTCCAATGTCTGTGGCGTGTAGTTGCTGCTGTTGATGATTGTCAGCGGGTACTTTATCTGATCCCTGATGTTCTCCAGATCGGGCATGTTGGAACTGTGCCCGAACCACAGCACACCTTCCCCTGTTCTGGGCTCTAGCTCAATGTCTTCGTATGGGTCATCAATCACCACCGCATCTACATCCGTGTGCGTCTTGATGATCGCCCGCATCGTCTCAGAATTGCAAGTCACAGCATCCGCAAGCATGCAGGCGACTTTGTAGTGCGTATCGTATGCCCCACCAAAATGGTCATCGCAAACGTCCATGACCATCTTCGGAAAATGATTCCGCACCTTGATCGCATCCCATCCATGCTTGGACGCAATCACCAGATCACCCCCCTGGCGGACTAGGTTCCGCTTCTCAAGGATCTGTCTGGGAATATGCCCCCTAAGCCTTGCACTGGCTAGCCAAGGGTCGGTAGCAAGCCAAGTAACGCCGATCACGATATGGCATGCGTGACTTGAACCGCTGCCTTCGCCCAGTCATCGGCATGCGGAGCATCTTGATAGTGCGGCCACGCAGGAATACCCGCAGTCCAGTGAAGCACCTTCGCGTCCTTGTTCTCCCCGAACTCATCCGCAAGCCAGTTCCACTCCGCAGGCAGAAAGTCAATGTAGCGCTCAGGAATGAACGAGAACGAATGTAGGTCGGACCCACTCATCGACTCCACTGCTTCAGGCGTGATCCTGCGCCATGCGTAGTGTGAACAGTTGATGAGCATCATCGAAGACCAATTCTTGCGCGGATAGTCGTTGTTCGCGGCTTCCATCCCAGTCCCAACGTACTTCAATGGGTGCTTGGTCTTGTACTTGTGCGGGACTACTTGCACTGCGACGAATGGATTCCTAAGCGCCCAAAGCTCGGCAATGTCGCCCTTGACGATCATGTCTGCGCCGTCCATGAACAGCGCCCATCCCTGGTAGTTCTGTAGATACGGAATCAGGAAACGACTAAAGATGAAGGCATTCGTTCCGTCCCTTTGCCCACCTTGATAGACCTTCGCAAGATTCTTCAGGTGCAAAGGAGTGATGGATAAAGGCTCAGAAGAATGATGGATCAGACTGGAAGCAAAAGTGTGGAATCCGACTTCTTCTCTTGGGTCGAATCCGGCGTAGACGTTGATAATGTGAGTCTCCTTACGCAGTCTTTCCACGACTCATCCTTGCGCTGCCGGTGGAATACCTGCGACCTATACCACGGCAAAGAATCCCCGATGGCGTAGTTCCATAGGGGTCTGCTCGGCACAAGGATCGTGGACTTCTTTCCCATTGCGCCGGCCAGATGATGGATTGCTGTATGCACTCCGATGATGTTGTCCAGCTCGGCAACGAAAGCAGCCGTATCTTCATAATCCGGCGATTGGACTGCACGATGGATGTGCTTGACAGGCAACCCCGTATGCTCTATCTCGTCCGTAGGATCGTTGTACTGTAGGGAGACAAACTGGTACTCGGGATGCGCCTCGATGTACGAACGGAACGCTTCCAAACCCACGTTTCTATGCTGCTTGTGGGTGGCAGGTTTTCCACCTGTCCACGCCAAACCCACTACCGGCTTGCCCCAGGAATCGAAAAGTGCCCGCCACTGAAGGCGCCTCTCTGGATCTGCAACCAGATACGGAGTCTTCGGACAAGCTGACCTATCGGTGCGAAAGAACGTCGCCAAGGAAGCAATCGCGCATCCCGCGTCGAACTTTCTGCCTTCCGCCCAAGGCTTCTCAGCCCTGCGGGTGCCACGGACTTCAACGTCAGGGAAAGACCTTTGGAACAGCCCCTTGAGACGTTTGTCGCACTCCAGAACGATGTGCTTTGCGTAGGGGATAACGTCAGGGACTATCGACGCATACATGATCTCGTCGCCTAGACCCTGTTCACCATAGATAAACAGGTTTTCTACCGGCTTTCCGTCCCACTTCGGCTCATCGCCGACATTCTCCACCTTCCGAAACTTTCCGCCAAGACAAGTCTCGTAGTTCTTCCATCCTTCTGCCCAGTTCCCGGTTCCCAACTGAGCAAACCCTAGCGCTGTCTTGGCGCCGATGTACTCAGGGTCGATGGAAAGCGCCTTCTTCGCCCACCGGATAGCTTCCGTGTAGTTCCCCTGCTGGAGATACGCAGAAGCAAGGTTAGCCATGTACTCCGGCTTTTTGTCTAGATCAATAGCCGCCTTGAAGTTATCGACAGCCTCTTGATACCTTGCGCATTCCATGAAGCACATGCCGAGATTCGACCATGCCTCGCTTCGCCTAGGGTTGACCTTGGTAAGCCTTTGGAATAGCGCTAACGCCGGCCCATACTTTTCTGCGCGGGAATACAGAATCCCCAGTATGTACATCGCGCCTTGACTCTCCGGGTCTTCGCGGAAGACCTCATTGGCAAGGGCTGCGGCTTGGTCTGGCTCCTCGTCCAGACAGTGAAACGCCAGGGCTAGTTTGTTCAAACTTGCTTGCGTGTAGTGATGAGATGTTCTTTGTTGATCTTCCTCAACCCTGCAACGATCTCTTTTGCCGTGCAACGGTAGATGTCGATCCCGTTCTGAAGTAGCTCGACCACGACTACCGCAGGAATGTGCGCGGCGTGAAAAAAGCCCTTCTTGATGCCTTCGCGCGAATACTCGTCGGAGTTCCGCAGAGTAGTTGCGTACTCAAGATTCAGCGAGCAATCCGCTTCTGAACGAGTGACCATTTTATCGTCCACGAACCCGCGTTGTGTGACGATATTCGTTAGGGGGTCGAAGGTGTGTTCAAACTTTTCCATCATTCCACGTGTTTCCACGCCATACGGTTGCGAATTCTGTTTACGTACTCGGGAAGAATGTTGTACTGCTCTGCCAGTTTTCTAGGCTCATCAAAGCTTGATCGAATTGCGCGCACATCATCCTCTGTTAGCTTGGCGTTTGGGTTTGCCGCCCCAGGATGGCCGGTGCGCTGACCTTGATACCTGTTTTCTTTCTTTGAAAAAGGGCTGACTCTGCGCTTTCTGCTATAGGCATCTTGCTGGTTGTCGCTGGCAGTGCCGCAGCGCAAATGACTTGGATTGACACAAGATGGATTGTCGCAGGAATGCAAGACATTCAAGCCGCTTTTTATTTCTCCGTTATGGATTGCGTAACTC